TATATCTCGATAATTTTAAGCCTGCACCTCTGCTATTTTTATTACCACTCATTGCTATAAGCATGTTCTTATATTTCTCTTCTTCACAAGCCAATTTCCTAGCTTCCGCACTCACAATTTGGTACTTTCTTGCGCATTCTAACCATGCTTCATTTGTAACTTGGACATAATCTCTTTCTTCCAACTCCGGAGCTATAAAATTGACCATGCAATTGTAAAACTTTTGCTCTTCGATAATGATCTTATCAATATAATCATTATCTCTTGGAACTTCCAAAATCACCACATCATCACCATTACGGCTATAATAGTAAGCCATTTTTAGCTTAGTGACCAACATTTGTTTTTGTACCTGAGGATAATAATGTTTAGGCACATATCCATCTTTTGCAACGGCATGATCCTCTTTACAAGCATTTTTTATTTCGACAATATAATTCCGACATGAGCTTATCCCGTCCAAACTCGCCATCATCCAGTCATATTCCTCAGATAAAATAACTTCAGGACGCATATCTAGTTTTTTTCTCTGATTAAAATCTTCTAGATATTCGGGTTCCAATTTTATGCCTTGTTCCATCGCATAATTCGATACATCGGCTTTCAAATCCATCTTTTCCAGCCACAATTGATATGGCGTTTTCCAAGGAGACACCCCCATAACAATGGGAGTATCACTTGCGCCAATCATCGTTTTTCGTAAATTAATCCAAGCTTCCGTGCGTTGATCTAACATAATTTAACCTATTCTTATAGTAATTGATTTCCTTATCTTGCTCGATGATTTTACGAGCTAATATGTCTAGCAAAAGGGCAGGGGCTTTATCCCCCACCATCTCAATATACTCCATGTATTTGGTAGCATATTCATGTACTAATTTTTGACTCGCATCCATCATGCTGTTACCTCTTTGCGCATATTTTTAGCGATTGCAGCCTTAATCGTTTTGCGCAGATCTTTAGGCACATCTCGCAAATTGTAGATCGGTTTTGGTAATCCTTCCAAACTCAATAAAAGTTCATGCTGATATTTCGAATCGCATTTTTCAAAATTCTTTAGCATCTCTTCCATTTCCTCATCAACAACTTTCACAGTACCTAATGGTGTATAGGATTCATATCCTCCAGCAAATGGGTCTTCACTGTCATACATAGCTTGCAGATTAATCGGTCTTTCCTCGAAACATTTGATGATATACGCATCTATTGGCTTATGCGGTACCGGATTGATTGTGTATTCAGTGTCAACACCTTCGCCGGATTTAGTAATCTTGATATCATATCCATAAGGCGCTCCCCAATCTGCATCTTTACATAACGCTTCTAAACTTCTACGTATTGTAGCTTGTGTGACTTGCATAATCTGGACTTGCTCAGTCATATAATTAAATACGATAAATGCCCAAAAATGCTTAAACGGTTTCTTAGAATCAATAGATTTATTAGGCTTATTCTCCATTCTGTATCTTATCGGTTTTTTCTCCATCCAGTCTTCCCAACCTAGGATTGGGGCTGATAAAATACGGATTCTATTCTCTCCGTCTTGTAGCTTCAAATATCCATTGTTTGCTGATTTTGGTGCTTCGTAGTTTTCTGGTAAAAAATTCATAATTTGGCTCTCAACTTTTTGTTTAATTTAAATAGGATTCAACTAAGTTTTGGTCTCTTTGTTCTTTCAATAATTTTTCAAGCTCTTCTCTAGCTTTATATGATGACTGCAAACGATATCCAAATTCGATGACCCAACCAAGCACTTCTTCTCGGTAAATGTCCATCTCATCCATAAGCTCTAAAGCTTCTAGATCATTATCTAAATATCTCTCACACCAGTATTCTGCCCATTTTAAGCAACCTTTGTGTAAACGGTATTTATCTTCAAATGATAAAAATAGTTTCTCAATCATACTATCTGGTATTTCTTCTTCTTCTTTATAAAATAACATATGGCTCTCCTTTAACAATCAATTATTTACAATATAGGTTCATAAACTCAATTAAGACTTCAGTCATTGATCGATTGTTTCTATAGCACCGCTCTTTAAAGCGCCCCACTATTCCACGATCTATCCATACTCTCAGCAATTTTACGTTCTTTGCTATGTCGCCATCATCCATGAAACTTCCATTGTTATTATTTCTTGACCAATCAACGCCTATCGTTGCTTGATAAACCTAATATAACATAACTAGCATAAATAACGCAACACAAAAAAAAATTTGATGCAAATATTCTTGATTTCTTGTCTTTCAATCTCTTAATATCAAAAAAATTAAAACCCCCCTATTTCAGTAGGAGAACATGAATTTAGCTTCTTGGAAAAAACTACACAATCATTCAAATATTACACTCGCCAAATTCTTAGGAGTTTCTTTAACCACTGTCTATAACATCATATCAAGGCGTTATTTGCCCTCCGATCTTCTTATTTCGCACATCGAAAAAAAAACAGATGGAGCCGTTAAACGAAGAGATTATAATCTCCCTCCAGAAAAAAATTGTCCAATCTGTGGTAAGAAAATCAGTAATAGAAAAAAAGAGGCGAAAATCTGAATTCTCGCCTCCCAACAACTTCACAAATATCTAAGAGTGTCTTTGAAAAACACAACCTCATTATATTTTTTTATTTTATTTATGCAAGAAAAAAGGCGTTGATAAAGGAGAGCCATCCCCAAAAATCAACGCCAGCACTCCTATCAGTGCTATAAAGGCAAAAAAACAAAGTGACCACAAACCCGCTGCCACCCATAGGATAGGGATGGGTCACGCGTAAAGGCTATAATATATGATGCATTTCACGCAATCACTTTCACCAGATTCTCTTACATGCAATAGATTCCTCATCCAACAAATTGGGCTTCACAATGCTCTTGCATTAGATTACCTGCTAAAATTAAGAAATAGTATTTCTCATCAACTCGATCAAGATGGATATTTCTTCTCACAATTCCATTCTGTCTTCGAGCAAACAGGTCTTACCACTCAACAATTTCAATCATCTTTAAACTATTTAATTGATTATAATTTAATTAAATGTCAAGCCATCGGATTGACCGACCAAATCCCAATTATCAGATACAAAATCAACGATGAAAATTACCTAAAACTCTTCAAAATCAACGCTTCTAAATTGGCTAAGAATAATCGTTTCCAACATCTACTAAGACATGTTGATATTTATCATCTATTTTCTATTTACGACGTATCCAGAAAGGTCTTAAAGAAGTTCAGGATTCACCATATTTTGATAGATTTTCCATCAAAAAAACCTCGACTAAAATGGTTGAAAGTCAAGTCTTTACCATATTTCAATATAACGTCTGATAAAATTTCAGAAGTATACAAATTAGAAAATAAAGACAAACATTTTGATTTTATTATAGTAAATAAATGTGTTGATTTACATTACAAATTAGATCCAAAAGATTGGGTGCTCAAAAAAGCTCCTCCGCTTAAAAAAGATACACTTTTAACAAAAGGAATTGAAAGAGCGCCTAAAGTTTTCACGACGATTGATGAACATAATATTTTAGTAGCAAAACATGGTCTAGAAGCGGTTGAAAGGGGATATGTTTATCTTTCAAGATATTATCGCAATAAAACAACAACCAAGCGCCAGCAGCGCGCTTTTTATGCAATGGACAATTGGGCTTTGGAGGCTTCAAAGCGTGGATAAACAAGTCCAATTACTCATAAAAAACCATCGTTTTTATAAGACTAGACGGTTATTGAAAATGATACGTCTTGCTCTAAAATTAGATCGGAATTTTGTGTCAAGTGCGCTAAACATAAGTGTCAGACAAATTTACAATATTGAAGAGAAAAAAACATTGATTAATCCAATCATTAGCCACCACCTTTATAACCTTTGCCAGCTCTATAAGATAGACTATGAATTGATTTATGAAAAAATGGATAGAGAACATAAGGACACTTGTAGAATATGTTTAAAATAATTCTTTATGGAGAACCTATCTCCAAGAAAAGACATCGAATCAAAAGAGTTAAAGACAAGATTCATTCTTATGATCCTCAAGAAGATGAAAAGAGGATTACTAAAAAATGTATGGGCATTCAAAAAGACATACAAAATATTAAAAAAATGAATGGCGCTCTTTCAGCTACATTTTCTTTTTACTGTACACCGATTAAGAAAGGATATAATGATAAAATTTGGGGATTATCTTATCATGCAGATAAGCCCGACATTGACAATATGATAAAATATTATTTAGACTGTGCAAATGATATTGTGTTTGCCGATGACAAACAAATTGTGAGTTGTATAGCTCAAAAACATTATTCATCTAATCCTAGGACGGAGATTATTATCGAAAATTTACCTTTGAATGAAATTGATGAAGAAGATAAAAAGATTCTTTATAACTTTAGTCCTAAACAATTACAGGATTTTAGCCGTGATTGCCAAACAATTAGCGATTATTTTGCAGAAGTTGAAGAAATGGCTGAAAGAGGTGTGGACGCGCCCTACGCCTCCGTCGCCACCTCCTTATTAAAAAGTTTTGCAAAGAAATGGTCTAAAGTTATTACAAAAATAGGAAAAGTATGAAATACGTTTTATTCAGCTTTGCTTTAATGCTTTGTGGTTGTAGCTATAGCATCAATCAAGTCCATACACAAGGAGAAGCCTCTGATGTTGTGGATGAAACTTTGAATCAACAACCAAAAATAGCACCAAATTTAAATTTACCGATGGGGGGAATTTAATGTATAAATTAAAAGTCGTAAATCATGATTTCAAGTCGTTCGAAGTTGAATTGCATGACTCTGAAATCGATGATATTTTCAAAGCAATTTACGAAAATCAAGTTTATTTTAATGCGGAAAAAAGTGGGGGAATTTATATCCCTCTTCATACAATCCGTTACATTTATTTCATAAAAAAGGAAGAGCCATGTCAGGAAAAAAACCAAAGCTTGGAAGTGGAGAAAGATTTAAACAGCTTGAAGGAAAACTCGCTGCCAAAGGAATTAGCAATCCTGCAGGATTAGCAGCCAAAATTGGCCGAGAAAAATATGGAGCTAAAAAGATGGCCAAAATGGCCGCGAAGGGGAAGAAATGAAGAAGAAAGGTAAAGGCAAGAAATGCTGAATTGGCGTCTAGAAAAGAGGAAGTTGCGTGAGTTAGTGCCTAACGATCGCAATCCTCGCGAGTTATCTAAAATGCAAGAGGGCCACCTTCGCAAATCGTTAGAGAAATATGGCTTGATTGACAAGCCTATTGTGCAAGGCAATAAAGTAATTGGGGGCCATCAACGGATAAATGTTATGATCTCTATGGGAATCTCTGAATGTGATTGCTGGATTGCTGATAATGAAATATCACAAGCCGATATTGATGAGTTGATGATAAGACTCAACAGGAATCATGGAGAATGGGATTTTGATATTTTAGCTAATGAGTTTGATATGCAAATGCTATTCGATTGGGGATTTACC